AAGAAACAGTAAAAGCAATGATAACTGAAGAACAGTTAAAATTATTGCAAGAACAACAAGGTAAATTAAATGAAATGCTTAGAACAGTAGGTGTTCTTGAGATACAAAAAAGTAATGTATCAAAAGAAATTGAAGCTTTAAGTAAAGAAATTGATTCTACTAAAAAAGAATTAGAAGAAGAATACGGTCAAATTAATATCAACTTACAAGACGGATCGTATACTGATATTGAAAAAGAAGATGACAAATAATATTAGAAAAATTAGTATTGGATCAGACTACAAAAATGATGCTATGCATTATTCTGTAGGTCAAGAAGTATATGGTGGTCATGAAATATCGCATATTCTATTTGAAGATTCAGACAATTCTTATAATATACATATAAAGAAAAACAACGAGATATTGCCATGGAAAAAATTTAATTCTAACATGGCTATATCTGTTGAATACGACCTTAAATATTGATGAATAGTTTGTATGATTTTATAGTAGAACCATTAGGTGATACTTATGATAATAAAATAAAATTAGGCAATGTTGATATAATATTAAATACAAAAATAGAAAGTTATAAATTTGTTAATAATGTTGCTAAAGTGCTAGCAACACCTTTAGCTTATAAAACTTCTATAAAAAAAGGAGATTTAATATTAATACATCATAATGTGTTTAGAACTTTTTATGATATAAAAGGCGTTAAGAAAAAATCAAGATCTTATTTTAAAGATAATAAATATTTTTGTGCGTTAGATCAAATATATTTATACAAAACAAAGGACAAATGGAACTCTATAAATGATAGATGTTTTATACAACCTGTAAAAAGTAATAATAAATTTAAGGTTGAAAAAGAGCAAAGTCTTATTGGTATATTAAAAATAGGTAATAGCTCATTAGAAACGCTAGGAATTAACGAGGGAGATACCGTAGGCTATACACCTAACGGTGAGTATGACTTTATAGTTGATAACAAGCGTTTATATTGTATGAAATCAAATGATATTGTAATTAAGTATGGAAATCAAAAAAACCAAACAGAGTATAATCCTAGCTGGGCGAGTAGCAGTTGAAGAATTAATTAAAGTTGCTAAAGAACCTATTGTAGATGGAGAAGATGACATCACTGCTGATAGACTTAAAAATGCAGCAGCTACAAAAAAACTATGTATATTTGATGCTTTTGAAATTCTTACTAGAATACAAGAAGAGCAAGATATGCTAGATGAAAAACCTAAAGAAGTTAAAAAAGAAACTACATTTCGTGGTTTTGCTGAAGGAAGATCTAAATAATGTATACGCAAACTTTATATAAAGTATTACCTAATCATGTCAAACCTAAAGTTCTTAAACGAATGAATAGGTATAAAAAATGGGAATACGGGTATAATGATGATCACGATATGGTTGTTATATCTAAGACTGGGCAAATTGGAGAGGTTTATGAAATACAAAATCTTAAAATAGCTTTACCTAAACAAAACAATATTCATAAGTTTGATAGTGACAAATGGGAGCGAAAAGAATTACCTAAAGTATTAAAAAAAATAAAAACTGTTTTTGACTGGAGAGAATATCCAGATGATTTTAAAGAAAAATGGTACGACTATATTGACGAAGAATTTAAAAGACGTGAAGAAGGTTTTTGTTATATAAACAAAGGTAAACCTATATACATCACTGGTACTCATTATATGTATTTACAATGGTCAAAAATTGACGTTGGTAAACCAGATTTTAGAGAATCAAATAGATTATTTTTTATATTTTGGGCTGCATGTATAGCAGATCATAGATGTTACGGTATGTCATATCTTAAAAACAGACGTTCTGGATTTTCATTTATGGCTTCTGGCGAATGTGTTAATATGGCTACTATATCAACTGACGCGAGGTTTGGTATACTATCAAAATCAGGTGCTGATGCTAAAAAAATGTTTACAGACAAAGTAGTACCTATATCGGTTAATTATCCTTTCTTTTTTAAACCCATACAAGATGGTATGGATCGACCTAAAACAGAATTAGCTTATAGAGTGCCAGCTTCTAAATTTACAAGAAGAAGTATTGTATCTACTGAAAAAAACGAAGAGTTAGCAGGTCTTGATACAACTATTGATTGGAAAAACACTGGAGACAATGCTTATGACGGTGAAAAATTAAAACTACTAGTACATGATGAAAGTGGAAAGTGGGAAAGACCTAATAATATATTAAACAACTGGAGAGTTACTAAAACTACACTTAGGTTAGGTAGTAAAATTATTGGCAAATGCATGATGGGATCAACGTCAAATGCTTTAGACAAAGGAGGAGCTAATTTTAAAAAACTATACTATGATTCAGATGTTACAAAAAGAAACTCCAACGGACAGACTCGTTCAGGACTCTATTCTTTGTTCATACCTATGGAATGGAACTACGAAGGATACATTGATTCTTATGGCATACCTGTATTCGACACGCCAAAAATACCTGCCAAAGATCCACATGGAACGCAAATAAAAATAGGTGTAATAGAATATTGGCAAAATGAAGTTGATGGTTTAAAAGGTGATCAAGATGGTTTAAATGAATTTTATCGTCAATTCCCTAGAACAGAAGAGCATGCATTTAGAGATGAAGCAAAATCATCATTATTTAATTTAACTAAAATCTACGAGCAAATAGATTGGAACGCAGATTTAAAATTTAACAATAACATAACACAAGGTAATTTTCAATGGACAAACGGTATTAAAGATACTAATGTTATATTTGTGCCAAATAAAAGTGGTAGATTTTTTGTTTCTTGGATACCTTCAATTATATTACAAAATAAACTTATAATTAAACAAGGTAAAAAACATCCTGGCAATGAACATATGGGTGCTTTTGGTTGTGATAGTTATGATATATCAGGAACAGTAGATGGTAGAGGTTCTAACGGGTCTTTACATGGTTTGACTAAATTTTCAATGGAAAATCATCCTGCTAATCACTTTTTTTTAGAATATATATCAAGACCGCAAACTGCTGAGATATTTTTTGAAGATGTTTTGATGGCTTGTGTATTTTATGGCATGCCTCTGTTGTGTGAAAATAATAAACCTAGACTTTTGTATCATTTTAAAAGAAGAGGTTACAGAGGTTATTCAATGAATAGACCTGATAAAATATATAATAAATTATCTGTTACAGAAAGAGAAATAGGTGGTATACCTAACTCTAGCGAAGATATTAAACAAGCTCACGCTGCAGCTATAGAATCTTATATAGATGAGCATATTGGTTTAAAACCTGATGGTAACTATGGAGACATGTGTTTTCAAAGAACATTAGAAGATTGGGCTAAATTTAATATAAATAACAGAACAACCCATGATGCCTCTATAAGCTCTGGTTTAGCTATAATGGCTTGTAACAAAAATAAATATAGACCTAATCCCATTGTTGAAAGAAAAGTTTATGACTTGGGTATTAAAAAGTTTAACAATAAAGGATCAATGTCAAAAATAATTGAATAAATGAATATATATACTAATTCTAATAGCGCCTTTCCTAGTCAGGTAGTACCAGCAGCGGAAAAGTCTTCTTGGGAATATGGATCACAAGTAGCTTCAGCTATTGAAACAGAGTGGTTTAATCAAGGTAGAACAAACGGTAATAGATTTGTTACAAGTTGGAATAATTACCACAACTTAAGACTATACGCTAGAGGAGAGCAATCTGTACAAAAATATAAAGATGAATTATCTATTAACGGTGATTTGTCTTATCTTAATTTAGACTGGAAACCAGTACCTGTTATTTCTAAGTTTGTAGATATAGTGGTTAATGGTATATCAAATAAAGATTTTGATATAAAAGCTTTTTCTCAAGACCCATATTCATTAAAGAAAAGAACTGATTACGCTACTAATTTAGCGAAAGATATGTACGCTAAAGACATGTTGGCTGAAGCTCAAAGCAAATTAGGTGCAAATTTTCAAAGCTCAACAGTTCCTTTAAATAAACTACCTGAGTCAAATGAAGAGTTAGAGTTACATATGCAACTTAGCTATAAGCAATCAGTAGAAATAGCAGAAGAAGAAGCTATAACAAATACTTTAGCTAAAAACAAATGGCAATTAACAAAACGTAGAATAAATCATGATTTAGTCGTTTGTGGTATTGCAGCTACAAAGACATCATTTAACAAAGCAAACGGTATAGTTGTAGACTATGTAGACCCGGCGCATATGATATATTCGTATACAGAAGATCCTAATTTTCAAGATATATATTACGTAGGTGAAGTTAAATCTTTAACTATACCAGAGCTTAAAAAAGAATTTCCAAATATACCGCCGGAAGAATTACAACGTATTCAAGAAATGCCTGGCAATAGACAATATGTTACTGGCTGGGGTAATTATGATAACAATACAGTTCAAATAATGTATTTTGAATATAAAACATATCATGATCAAGTTTTTAAATTAAAACAAACTGATAACGGGTTAGAAAAAATAATTCAAAAAACAGACACGTTTAATCCACCAGAAGCAGATACGTTTAAAAAAGTTTCAAGAAGTATTGAAGTTTTATACAGCGGAGTTAAAGTTTTAGGAACAAGCACAATGTTGAAATGGGAGTTAGCTCAAGACATGACTAGACCTATGGCAGACACAACTAAGGTGGAAATGAATTATGCTATTTGCGCGCCAAGAATGTATAAAGGTAGAATAGAATCTATAGTAAGTAAAATTACTGGTTTTGCAGATATGATACAGTTAACTCATTTAAAAATGCAACAAGTATTAGCAAGACTAGTTCCAGATGGTGTATTCTTAGACATGGATGGTTTAGCCGAGGTTGATTTAGGTAATGGCACAAACTATAATCCAGCGGAAGCATTGAACATGTATTTTCAAACTGGTTCGATAGTTGGTAGATCACTAACGCAAGATGGAGAATTAAATAGAGGTAAAGTGCCTATACAAGAATTATCTTCGTCATCAGGCGGTGCTAAATTACAAAGTCTTATACAGACGTATCAATATTATTTACAAATGATACGTGACGTAACCGGACTTAATGAAGCTAGAGATGGTAGTTTACCAGACAAAGACGCTTTAGTAGGCTTAGCTAAAATGGCCGCTAATCAATCTAATATAGCTACTAAACACATTAATCAAGCTAGTTTATATTTAGCTCTTAGAATATGCGAAAATATATCTCTAAAAATAGTAGATGTACTAAACTTTCCACTTACTCACTCAGCTTTGTTACAAAGCATATCGGTATATAATGCTAAAACACTTAGTGAAATAAGTAATTTAAATCTTCACGATTTTGGTATATACCTAGAATTAGAACCTGAAGAAGAAGAAAAACAAATGTTAGAGCAAAATATACAAATTGCTTTACAAGGAGGTGGTATTGATTTAGAAGATGCTATAGACATACGTCAGATAAAAAATATTAAATTAGCTAATCAACTTTTAAAGCAAAAACGTAAAAAGAAAATAAAAAGAGATCAAGCTCAACAACAACAAATTATAGCTGCGCAAGGAGAAGCTCAAACTAAAACTGCACAGGAAGTTGCCTTGGCGGAAACTCAAAAACAACAAGCTTTAACACAACAAAAAGTTAGCGTAGAGCAAGCTAAATCTCAATTTGAACTGCAAAGAATGCAAACAGAATTGCAAATAAAATCTCAGTTATTAGCTCAAGAATTTGAATACAACAAACAGTTGACTCAAATGAAAACAGGGCAACAAGATAATAAAGAGCAACAAATAGAAGATCGTAAAGATAAAAGAGTTAAATTACAAGGAACTCAACAAAGTCAATTAATAAACCAAAGACAAAACGATTCAGGTCCAGTAGATTTTGAAACTACAGGGGAAGATTTTTCTCAATTTGGACTTGACTAATTAATAATTATATAATATCATATCATGTCAGAAACAACAAATGAACCTGTTAAACAGGAAGGTGACTTTAAAATAAAGTCAAAAAAGAAAACACCTAAAAACTTAGGTAAAGCTAGTATTAACAATGTAACAAAAGTTGATTTATCTAAACCAGAAGCAACAGGAAAGGTAATTCCAGAAGTTGTAAAAGTTGATATACCAACGCTTAAAACAGAAGACAATGCCATTCGTATCGGAGAAACAGAGGAGATGGTTGTGGGCGAACAAACCGGAGATAGCGCTAAAATGGACCAACAAGTACCAGAGCCCGTCAAAATTTCTGAAGAAGCTTCACCAATCCAAGAAGTAACAAAAGAAGAAGTTAAACAAGTAACAAAAGAAATTAAAGAATCGGTTAGAGATGAAAAAGTTTTAGGTAAACAATTACCTGAAAACATTGAAAAGCTAATTTCTTTTATGGAAGAAACAGGTGGAACAGTGCAAGACTATGTTTCGCTAAATAAAGATTATACATCTTTAAGTCCAACACAAGTACTTAAAGAATATTATACAAAAACAAAACCACACTTAGATCAAGAAGAAATTAATTTTCTAATGGAAGATAATTTTACTTTTGATGAAGACGTGGATGAAGCAAGGGAAATTCGTAAGAAAAAACTTGCTTTTAAAGAAGAGGTTGCAAATGCTAAAAACTTTTTAGAAAGTTCTAAGAGTAAATATTACGACGATATCAAGTTGAGACCGGGCGTAACTCAAGAACAACAAGAAGCAGTAAGCTTTTATGACCGCTACAAACAGCAGCAAGAAATTGCTACAAAATTACATGGTGATTTTAGAGACAATACTAAAAAATTATTTAACGATGAATTCAAAGGTTTTGATTTTAACGTTGGTGAAAAGAAATTTAGATATGGAATAAAAGATCCTAGTAAAGTTGGTGAAAATCAAACAGATGTACAAAACTTTGTTGGAAAATATTCCAATGACAAAGGTGAAATTGTAGATCCAGCTGGTTATCATAAAGCTATGTACGCTGCTATGAATGCTGATAAAATCGCTCATCATTTTTACGAGCAAGGAAAGGCTGATGGTGTTAAAGACATTATTACCTCTTCCAAAAACCCATCACAAGACGGACCTAGGCAAGTTGCCGATGGAAATGTTTTCATAAACGGATTAAAAGTAAAAGCTATTAGTGGATTAGATTCAACAAAATTGAAAATAAAAACAAGAAAATTTAACTAAAAAAAACAAAAATTATGGCTTTAAGTCCTCAGTTTGGGAGTATTATCCCATCTCAGTCACAACAAGCATTATCATCTAACTATTTAAACTTTGCTGGTGCAAATGGTGTGAATTTTTCACAACAATATTTACCAGAGCTTTATGAGCAAGAAGTAGAGAGATACGGTAACAGAACGTTATCAGGTTTCTTAAGAATGGTTGGAGCTGAAATGCCAATGACATCTGATCAAGTAATCTGGTCAGAACAAGAAAGATTACACATATCATACAACAACTGCGTCGTAGCAGGTGCTGGTGGTGCTGCTGCAACAATTACAATTCCTGTAACTGCTGCTAACGCTGCTGTACCAATTTTAAACGTTGTTTCTCCTTTATCAACAATAGTTGTAATGGATAACTTCGGTAACGAAGCAAAATGTTTAGTAACTGCTTCTGATACCCGCGCCGCTGGTGTTGCTGGTGGTAACCCAGGACGTTTAACTGTTGAAGTATATCAAGGAGCTAATTTAGCTGCTAACGGTATTGTTAACGGAAATCCTGTTAAGATATTTGTATACGGTTCTGATTTCCAAAAAGGATCAGCAACTACAAATGCTTTACCTAACGCTGCAAGTGTTGGTAATAATATTTTAAACCCTATGGTAACTGTAGATCCTGCATTTACTACATTCACAAATTCTCCTATTATAATTAGAAGCCAATACACTGTAAACGGTTCTGACACTGCTCAGATCGGTTGGGTAGAAGTTTCTACTGAAGATGGAACTGGAGGTTATTTATGGTATCTAAAAGCTGAGTCTGAAACAAGACTTAGATTTGAAGATTACTTAGAAATGGCAATGGTTGAAGGTGAATTAAATGCTGGCGCTGGTGCAGTTCCTGCACAAAACGGTGGTACAGAAGGTTTATTTGCTGCTATTTCAAATGGTGGTAACGTGCAAGTAGGCTTTACAGCTGCTGCTGGTTTAGACTCTTTTGATGCAATACTTAAAAACCTAGATACTCAAGGAGCTATCGAAGAAAATATGTTATTCTTAAACAGAAGCACTGCTTTAGATTTTGATGATATGTTAGCTTCTATCTCTGGAGGTTTCGCAGGTGGTACTGCTTTTGGTTTATTTGAAAACTCAGAAGAAATGGCTTTAAATCTTGGTTTCTCAGGATTTAGAAGAGGTTCTTATGATTTTTACAAAACAGATTGGAAATACTTAAACGATGCTTCTACAAGAGGAGCGTTAGTTGGACCTGCTTCTATTGAAGGAGTATTAGTTCCTGCAGGTACTTCTACTGTTTATGACCAAATTTTAGGTACAAACATTAGACGTCCATTCTTACACGTAAGATATAGAGCTTCACAAGCAGATGACAGAAGAATGAAATCATGGCTAACAGGTTCTGTTGGTGGTGCATTTACTTCTTCATTAGATGCAATGGAAGTAAACTTCTTATCTGAAAGATGTTTAGTAACACAAGCTAGAAACAACTTTGTATTATTCAGAGGAATCTAGTATATTAATGTAATTCTTACCCTCGTTATAACTACGGGGGTAATTATTACTTTTATTAATCTTATTATATTATATTATGAAAAACCAAAAAATATCTCAACCTGAAGGTTGGGAAATAAAAGATAGACACTACTTTTTAGTAGGAAACAAATCTCCATTAACTTTAACAATACCTAGTAAACATACTAGAAAACATCCATTATTATATTTTGATGAAAGTATAGGATCTCAAAGAGAATTAAGGTATGCTACAAATCAACAATCTGCTTTTGTAGATGAGCAAAAAGGAGAATCAACTATGGGGCACATAACTTTTAAAGATGGTGTGCTTATGGTAAAAAAAGAATATCAAACATTACAAAAATTGTTATCTATATATCATCCACTAAGTGGTCATTTATTTAGAGAACATGATAACGTAGCTGTAGCTCAAGATGAGTTATATGATTTAGAATTGGAAATACATGCTTTAAATGCAGCTCAGCAAATGGATATAGAACAAGCTGAAGCTATATTAAGAGTAGAACTTGGATCACAAGTAAACACAATGGCCTCTAAAGAAATAAAAAGAGACTTGTTACTATTTGCAAGAAAAAATCCTCAATTATTTATTGACTTAGCTAATGATGAAAATGTTATATTAAGAAATTTTGGAATTAGAGCAGTTGAATTAGGTATAATAACGCTATCTCCAGACCAAAGAACTTTCTTATGGGCTAGTAATAAAAAGAAACTTGTAACAGTTCCTTTTGACCAAAATCCATACTCTGAATTTGCGGCTTTTTTAAAGACTGATGAAGGAGTAGAAGTTTATAAGTCTATCGAGAAAAAACTCAAATAACATGTAATACTAATATAGGGTCCGTTTACTCGGGCCCAATATTATAATAAACAAATTAAAATGGCAATAAACGTAGATCAGGTTTACAAAACCGTCTTATTAATAATAAATAAAGAGCAAAGAGGTTATCTTACTCCTGACGAGTTTAATAAAATAGCAACGCAAGTTCAATTAGAGACTATTGATGACTATTTTCAAACTATTAATCAACAAATGCGTGTGCCACAAAATGATAGCGAATATGGAAATCGTTATAAAAACGTACAAGAAAAATTAGATGCTTTTAAAAAAATAGGTCTTTGTACATTTAATGCCGCGACTGGAACTACTCCAGCTTATTTTGATACACCAACATCTTCAAATGTATCAAGCGGATTTCAAACATTCAACACGTCAACAACAGCGACAGGTTATCCTTTAACTACAATAACACAAGCGCAAGTTCAAAACGCTACCACAGTTGTTACTATAGAAACGCCTACTGGTGCAGCGGCTATACCTTATGCAACAAATAAATGGAATATTACAGGTGGTATATTTAACGCTGATGCGTCAACAACACCAGCAACTCCTGTTGGAGCCGGTAGTAAAATAAACATAAACTTATTCCCTAATGATTTTTATAAATTAGGAACTATATTATATAGAGACGACAGAGAAGTTGAGCAAATTCAAAGAAATGAATTAGCTATGCTTAATATGTCTCCTATAAGTAAACCTACTGAACATTTCCCAGTTTGTTTTTATGAGCAAAACAGAATAACTATATATCCACAAACTATAATCAACCAAGTTCAAGTAACTTACATTAGAAAACCCGCGGATGTAATGTGGAATTTTTCTTCTACAACTGGTTATTACGTTTGGGATCCAGCTAGTTCAGTTGATTTTGAATTAGATGTAACAGAGCAAACTAACGTTATAATAAAAATATTACTATACGCTGGAGTTGTAATTAAAGATCCACAAATAGTTCAAGCTGCGTCTCAAGAAATAGCTATGGAAAATCAAAACGAAAGAAATTAATAAGATATGGCAATACAACCACCAAGCAATGGATTAGTAACTGAAAATGCTAAACAATATTTTCAAGGCTCTCAAGGGTTTAGAGCTGCCGCAGCCGGTGGTGGTCAAACGTTTCCAACTGATTTTGATACTGATCTCATATTAGGAAGTTCTACAAGTTGGAATCCTACAGACGTAAACTACTCTTTAAATAATTTTAAGGTATATACAAGTCCTACAGGAATAGCTGGAAGTTGGTCAGAGTGGATAACACAACTACAGGTTACTAACGGTAAGACTATAACTTTAACAGCAGCACCTGTAGCTAATGCGTATGTTGTTGTTCAGTTAAAAATACTTGATGGCGGTAAATATGGTAACACTGAAGCAGATAAAGCTTATGGCCAAACAGTAGAAGACAACTATGGAAGTTATCAATATGTTACATTGAACGATGTTGTAAGTAATTTTTTAGTAGGTTACGTAGGACAACATAAACTTTTACAAGACGCTAAAAGAAGTGATATAATATTTTTTACTAAAAGAGCAATGCAAGAGTTTAGCTATGATACATTAAAAAGTATTAAATCTGCAGAGCTTACAGTTCCAGCTAGCTTAACATTAGTGCTACCTCAAGACATGGTTAATTATGTTAAAATGTCTTTTATAGATGAGCTAGGAGTTAAAAGACCTATATATCCAGCAAATAATTTAACTATAAGTCCTTACTACACACAAGCTCAAGATTCATCAGGTATACCTACTCAAGATAATTTTGGTAATGATTTAGAAGGAACT